AGGCTTAAACACCTACCCTTCCATAAATAAATACAATATAAGGAGCTACAAATGGATATTAATGAAATGAGAAAATTGTTTGCCGCTACCGCTGAAGTTCAGACTCCAGAAGGTATGGCAGCTTATAGGGCTTTCGCAGCCGCTATTACTACACCTATATTACAAAAAGTAGAGCTTGAATCTATTATGCGCCAGCTTTTTGCTGTTGAACGTTTGGCACCTGGTGCACAAGCAGTTTATCCAGTTGCTGAGGATTTTGAGATTCCTGTCTGGGTTCTTCCTGGGTTGGGTTATCAAGCTCAGAACTTCATCGAGGGTATCGGTGAAGAGGTTTATGTCCCTACTTTCAGTATCAATGCTTCCGCAGACTGGAAGATTACCTATGCACGTGATTCCCGTATCGACGTTGTTCAAAGAGTCGCCGCTAGAGTTGCAAAAGATTTAGCAAATTATGAAGAAGAATGTGGTTGGAGAGTAATTGTACCTGCTGCAACTTCTGGTTTTTCTGGAAAAGGCCTCTTAGGTGCACGACCAGCCCCAATTTATGAAATTGGTACTGGCCTCACTGGTGTTGGTTATCTTTCTAAAGAGTTGGTAAATAAGATGATGGTAGGTTTTAAACGTTTAGGCCGTACTCTTACCGATTTGTATGTATCTCCAGAAGATGCTGCAGATATACGTGAGTGGACAGACACAGACATCGACCCAATTACCCGTAGAGAAGTTTTCGTAGCTGCTGGTATGGGAAGTATCTGGAACGTAACTTTACATGAAGTTCAGCATTTAGGTGCTCCTGGATTGTATAATATTAATGGAAGTACTTCTGCATACGGTAAATTCCTTGCAGACGGTACCGATAAGTATAACGCTTACACCCTTGATAATCCTAACGTTACAGATGCTGATGGTACTGTAACTGCTTTAGGTGAGACTCAGATTTATGGTTTCGATATGACTGCTAACGATTCTTTGGTTATGCCTGTTAGAAAAGAGTACGAAGCTCATGAGGACCCAACTCTTCTACGTGTACAGAAGCAGGGTTTCTTTGGTTGGGCAGAATTAGGTTTTGCTTGTTTAGATAGTCGTATGTTAGGTATCGGGGTTATTGACCGTTCGTAATAGACACAATATTTAGGCTATTCAACCCCCTACTCAATGTGTTTGTGTAGGGGGTTTTTTATTAATCAATTAACTAACTTTTATATGATATGAGCAATCTACTATTATTTATTATATCAGTACTAATTACTGAGGCAATTACAGAGATAGTTTCTAAATCTGCTTTATTCACGCCGGTGAAGGCCTGGTTCTTTAAAAGGAAAAGTAATATTATTTTCTCTTTTATACACGACCTACTAGACTGTGGTTTTTGTTTATCCGTATGGGTAGGCACATTAGTGGGACTAGTAATTATGGACATGCAAATAGTTAGTGGTTGGATAGATTGGTTTATAGTGGGGCTACTTATACATAAGTGCTCAAATATAACTCATAATATTATAGATCGGACAAGGCGAAGTGATTATTAATTTCTGGAAAAGGGGTAAATTATGAAAGGATATATTAAAAGTAAAAAAACAGCCTGGGTACATATTTTTAAAATGAGTGTTAGACCTGGCGGCAAAGTTCCTTTAGACGAGTTGTACAACCTATACGGTACACGACATAACATAAAAGAAAAAGACTTTGTTAAATGGTTGAGAGAGGTGAAACTACGTGGGTCAGCAGATGATTGGATAGTTGTAGAAGAGGATGACATTGACGTAAGTGCACCAACAGCAAAAGAAAAAGAAAAAGTACGCTATGAAACTAATAATAACGGTGACGTAGTTGTAAGTAAGATGAGTGTACAAGATGTCATGGGACTGCCTGTTAGAAAAGCTAGGGAGATTATACCTACAGTAATGGATATTAAACTTCTTAAGTTTGCTGTAAGAGAATGTAAACCCTTACCTAATAAAGAATCTTTAATTAGGATTTTAGATAAGAGGATTATGGAATTAAGTATGCATCCAAATGGCTAATAAAATTAGTACCAACCATATTAATAATGTGGTTGGTACCAATATTTTAATAATGTTATATTAAGGAACTTAAATGACTACATTAACTGTAACTGTAAGTAATATAACCGGTATAATTGCTATATTTAGTAAGGTGCAATTGATGCGTTATATTGGTACTGATACCCCTCCCTCTATAATAAATATACTAGACTACGTTACTATAGATAATGGTATTGATATAGTTAGTAGTCGTAATGACGTAAGTGATATATTTTTAAGTCAGACTTATAATCAGTACTACTTTGAAGATCCTACAGGTACTACAAGTGATTGGTACATTAGTAGGTACACTAACTATGACACTACAATAACAAGCGGGTGGTCAACACCAATACAAGGTATTGATGGTGTATTTAATTATGACCCATTATTTTCGCCAGAAGTTGCATACACCGCTTCGGATAAGTTAGTCATAAATAAATTACGTTTATTAGTAGGTGACCCTACCAACTTAACTAGAATGCATGGTGAAGAGGCTTTATCTAGCCTACACTCAGATAGACGTGTATTCGAGCTTGCAGATAAAGGTTGGCCATATAGCGTTATGTTATTCAATACACAATATGTAACAAATACAAACCCAACTGTAAATGGTTATAAATACCTTAGGTTTAATACACCTTTAGACACATCAGTTACAACTGTATCTGGTGTAGATGTAGCTATAGATATTTGGTATACATCATTTAGGTATAGTGATAAACAGTTGATGGATGCCTATGATACTACCACACCACCAGCTCCCTTGACCGTAGCAAATTGCACACAGGACATCTACTTGATGCAGACAGCCTACGATATATTAACAAGTGAATCTTGGGAACTGGCCTTTGAAGATGGTGCAGAGATCGCTGATAATAGGGACACATATAATCCCTCTGCAGGATTGTCGGCTAGAGATAAATTACTTGCTAGACTTAAAAAACAATTAGATGAAGCTGTAAAATCTAAAAGGTTTATAAGTGTTGGCGGGGTTAGAATTGATTAACATATAATTACTTAGAAGGTTTAAAATGAGAAAAAGAATAAGTACATTTACAAAAAATAGATATACTAAGGCAATACGAAACATCATGTCAGATCTTGGTAGACCTGTAGAGGTTTTTAAAAAACCAACTAAACATGAATGTTACAATTGTTATTTTGATAAACTTACAGGCAGTAGTACCAACACTTGTAAATGGACTTTAGCTGAAGCACTACAAAAACAAAATGAATATCTACAGTCAGGTGGTGTTGGTTTGAAATATAAATTTTTCTCAGCTGGCAGATGCCCTATATGTAAGGGCAAAGGTTATTTAGAGGTACAGCGCAAAGTATGGGCCAAATGTAAAATTACTTGGGACCCAGAAGCAGACGGTGCTTTAGTAAGTGACTCCTCCGGTGTTTCTGGAAGTACAAGTGTGGAGCTTAAGACTGAGCCAATATATAAAGATTTATTTACGGACTGTATGTATATGTTTGTAGATGGCGTAAAATGTACTTTATCTAAGCCACCTATTGTGCGCGGTCTTGGTGACACTTCTCTACTTGTTATATTAGCATTCACTACAGAAAATATGACACCTCCTACAGATGATAGTGATAAGGTATATTAATGAGACCTAGCAGTAGTAATAAGGTATCTAAAGATTTAGAGAAATTACTTTTCATAAATACTATGGATGCTTTTGATACATTTATACCTAAATTAAAGGATGTATATTTAACTACATACTCTGATGAGCTACTAAATATATCTATTGATGAAAACAGCTTAGCTAATCCTGTATATTTTTATGAGGACTACATGGAAGCTTTGGATGATTTCGAGTACATATCTGTGGTGGCTAAAGGTGAAATTAAGATAACTGTACCTGATGAAGATACTTTTACATTTGAAGGAAGACTAACTTTTTTACAGTGGTTATCTATGGGTGTTATAGGAACTTATTATGAATTATCTAAAAATGATTATGACTACTTAATTAATTATGATAGATTAAGTAAACAAATTAGAAGTACATTAAAAGACTTACCTGGTTTTTTAGGTGAAGAATTTAGTGATTTGGATTTTTATATTCTAGATGACGCTCTACACATACATGAAATATTAGAACATATTTTAAAAAAGAAATTAGTATTATTTCCATTCTCTAATACGCAAGCCATAGATTTATTTATTGATGGTAGAGATTTTTTTAATACTAACAAAGAGGCTCTTACTAATAACATAGTTGAGAAGTCATTGAAAGACTTAAAAAGGAGAGCTTACTAATGTATAAAATACGTAAAGAAGATTTAAGTGTTTATAGATATTTAAGGGATTTAGTACTAACTGACTTTATAGAATTTCAGGATAAAGATGAACTAGTACTAAATAAAAATAAATCTGACAACTCAACTAGTGTATATGATATAGTAACTACAGCTATTCCTTCTCCTTTTGAACACGGTAGAGGTATAGTGTATTTTGACGATCTAACAGATGAAACTTTAATAGATATTACTTCGTTATCTGGAACACCTGAACAATCAAACAGAGTAACTATATATGATGAAAGTTTAACAACTATAAGTGGTAACTTATATAGGGTAGACTATGTAGACGGTAAAATAATATTACCTGCTTATTTAGAGCCTAAATATATTGATTTTAATTGGCATTACATAAGTTTAGTAGATGAATGGAGTAGGTTATCAGCAGCGTCTGCACCTGTCGTAGTCTTGGATATAGCAGGTACACTTAAGACGGGTTACCAACTAGGTGGTGGTAAAAAAGTTATAAGGAAAAGTAATATTTATATATTTGCGTCGTCTTCTTCCGAGAGAGGAGATATAACAGAACTCATATATGATGGTCTATATCTAAAAACATGTCCTATATATGACTTCCCAAGAGGGTCTGTACTAGACTACGATGGTACTTTTT